GCCGCGCCCATGGGGTAGGGTTCGAGCACCGGGATAACGACCGCGGCGCGATACTCGCCGTCCGGAAATTCGACCTCGGCCCGCCACGCGAGCGAGGCCGCACCGGTGCGCATGATTTCCATCGACTTCAGCCGGCCGCCCACGCCGATGAGCGTCTGAGCGGCGTCCGCGAGCGCGAACTGTGCGCAGACCGACGAGCCCACCGACCCGCCGCGGGCCGGATAATACATGTGACACTGACGCACGGTCGCGGTGCCTGCGTTGGCGATGCCGTGCGGTTCCAGGGTCGTGATGGTGTTCGTGGCGCCCGCGTCGACCTTGCTTGTGACCTTGACGAATCGATAGGTGCCGTCCGTCTGCGTGACGGCGATGATGTCGCCGGCCGCGATGGTGGCATCGTTGCCCGGGCTCGGCGTGGAGAACGTGTTGGCCGAGATGTAAGTCCCGGTCGCGCTCGTCCCGGGCGTGCGGATGGTCGCCGCGCACCCGGAAGCCATGAGCAGACCGAAGGCGGTATTGCTCGGCGAGAGCGCGCCGAACCCGCGGAGTTCGCCTTCCATGCTGACCGTGCCCACGAGGCGTTTGACCGGGCCGGACCCGTTGACCGCGGCCTCGACCCGGGCCTGCGACATGCCGCCCGAGAGCGTCACGTCAGAGCGGTCGTAGGCTACCTGACGCAGCGCACCGGCGGCGTTGGCGAACGAGTCGATGGTGACTTTGACCGACCGGGCGGTGAGGCCCGCAATCGTCGTGTCGTCGAGCGCTCGGGCGTCCGTCGAGAGGATGGAGCCGAAAGAGCCCTCGGCCGCCACCATGCACGTTGCACCGTCATTGATACCGGCCATATGTCAGACCTCCCATTCCGCGAGAAATTGAACCTGAAGAATCGACCCGATGGACTCGCCGCCGTTGCCGATGGCCTCGGCGCGCTCGGGGGCTTCCGGGGTGATGTAGTGCGCGAAGGACGACCAGTTGACCGCAGTCCGCAGGGCGCCGAGGATGGCCGCCCCGTCGCGAGCCATGGCGTCGGCGCGCTCTGTCTCGCTGCGGAACGCCGCCCGGGCGTAGCAGACACGGACGGCGCACCCGTGGCGCACGTAGGCGGCAGACGGAAGCCGAATCATCGGCCCCTCGTAGACCGCGCCCAACGGCACGACCTCGAACGCCCGCGCCACCATGAACGCGATTTCGTCGATGCCCACGGGCGTCTCGACTGCGCGCCGGGTGAACGGCACGCCGGCTTGCACGGTTGGGGTGAGCGCGGCGATGACGGCAGCGACGCCGTTCAAGACGTCAGAGAGAGCCACGTGAACCCCCCGCCGCCTTGCGCTGCGCCATGGTCATCATCTCGGCGAGGATGAGTTGCCCCTCGGCGTGGTCGTCATCGCTGAAGCCCATGAACGGGCGCGCGGCATCGACGTGCACGCCGTAGGTCCGCGCGTTGCCGGTCATGCCGATGACCGCTTGCGTGCGGGTCGACGAGATGACGCGAATTGACTCCGCGAGTTGCCCCGTCAAGATGAGATCCACCTCGGTTCCTGCGCGGTTCTGCGAGTTGACCAACCCCTTGCGGTTGCTCGACTTGTATTCGCGGTACCCGCCCACGTAGAACTTGCCGGCCACGTCGCCGATTCGGCTCGCATCGTACCCGCCGCCCGGCTTGCGAGGCCCGCGGACCCACTCGAATTCGATGCCACCGCGGAGGCCGGCGCCAGGTCCCGGGGTAGAGATGCCACCGAGGGCGCGCGAGGTCTGCGAGCGGCTGTAGACCTTCAGCGGGCGCGTGCTGTAGGGCTTGTGAGGCGTGCCGTCCATGCCGATGCCACGGTCGAACGTGCGGCGGATGAAGTGCGACCGCATCGCCACGGCAAATCGACGCATGTGCTCCGACGTCCACACGAACTCGGGCGTACGCTCTCCGCTATGGACGACGCGCAGGCTCACCGCTCCCTCCACTCGTCGGAGCGAAACCGCGTGAACGGCGTGCGCGCCACGGCGTCGGAGTCCGACGCATCGATGATGCTCGACCGCGTGGTGAACGCCCGCAGCGACACGCGGCCGGGCGTCACATTCGATTCGCCCTCGTCGACCACGCCGTTGCCGTTGGTGTCGACCCACTCGACGCCCGCTTTGGAAATGCGGTCGAACTCCGCCGAGATGTCGCGCTCGAGCTGCTCGATTTGGTCGCGGCGATTGGCGCCGGCCTCCTGCAACCCGCGCATCACGAGCAGGCGCGTTTCCATTGCGTGCGCGTTACGGAACTGGCCGCCCGTCACGTCCTGAATCGTGCGGCCTTCGGGGAGGATGGCCACGACGCGCTGGATGAGCGTGTCTTGCGCAATCTCGATCTGAGGCGCCCATGAGGATTGACCGGGCGGGATGTGCTGCGCGAGCCACGGGGACGACGCGACGAGCCGCGCGGACGTGAGCCCGGTCGAGAACGGGGCGCGGACGATGTAAAGCAAACCCTCGTCAACGATGGGGTCGGGCGCGGTGAGGCCATCGACGACGCCTTCCCATGAGACTGCCCACCGCACCGGGCCTTGGATGGTCGCCGGAGCCGTGCGCGTGACCGACCATACCTGCCACGCCACGACGCCGCCCGCGGCGATGGTGTGGGGCAGCGGTTCGGATAGCTCGACAACGAACGATGCTTCAGTGGCCGACACCATGCGCAGAACGCGCACGGGCACTTGGGCAGACGGGCCGTAACTGATGAGCGCGGGAACGGGAAGGATGCCGGGTAGCGCGAAGTCGGTTGCCGTGTCCGCGAGCGTGATGGACTTGCGGTCGCTGCTGATGGAGACGATTTCGTCCATCGCCCGCTGCGTCAGCGCGACCGTCTGCGTCGCCGCGGCGTAGTAGATGGACAGCGACGCCGAGGTCGCACGCGCATTGGGGTGCGGCGGACACCAGATGAAGGAGAAGTCGTTGCTTGCAGCGTATCGGCGAGCGGTCACTTGCGCCCCCTCTTCAGCGACGGCGCGTTGATGAGCGCGATGTCAACGGCGGTTGCGCGCTTGAACCCGGCGCGGTCAGCCTGCCCCGGCAGCATGTGCAGCCATTGGTGCCTGCAGTTGTATCCGCCTGCGAAGTCCGCCACGGGCATGCCGGGCGTTCGATTCCGCAGCATCGCCACCTGGTCGCGGGTGAACGCAAGGCCGGTCGCGGAGGCGCAGAACGGGCGCTGAAGGCCGTCGACCGGGCCGGAGTACACCCAAAGGAACACATCACCTTCGGGGTCGACCTCGTCGGCAATGGTGTTGCTGATGATGCGGTCGTAGGCCGCGGTTGCCGTGCGCGCCTCGGTCACCATCTGCGGCGTGAGGTCGGTCACCATGTCGACGATGCGCTGACGCACGGCGTCGGGCGTCGCGTAGATGGCCTCGGACGACGAGCGCAACAGGGCATCGCCGAGGATGCGCCGGATGTTCGTGTCCCACGCCGACGCAGCGTTTTCGAGGGCGCCGCGCTGGACAGCCGTCCACCCTTCGACGTCGAGGCCGGTGAGAGGCAGGCCCGCGGCTTCGGCGGTGTTGGTCAACGCCATGTCGGCGAGCTTGCGCAACTCGCCTGCCCACTGCTCGCGGGCTTCGGCGAGGATGGGCAACTCACCGTCGCTCACGTCGTCGATGATGGTCAGCGCGTCGTCGAGGCTCATGGCCAAGACACGCCCGCGAACGTCGCCGCCCTCGCCGCGCTCAATCCAGTCGAGGAGAGCACTGCCGAGGCCGTCTGCGAGTCGCTGGAGCGCGTTTTCGACGCCAGCGCCTGCATCCTGTGCAATCGCGTCGCGCTCTGCCATCCATCGGCGCACGGCCTCGGGCACGCGGGGTGCTCCGGGGCCGGGCTGCTCCAGGGTCAGAGCGTCAAGAAACGGGACGACAGGCCCGCTCGCGCATGCGTGCAGGTCTGCCGTCATTTCAGCCCTCGCCCTTGGCCTTGCGGCCACGCTTGACCGGCGCAGGGGCCGGAGCGTCGAGGGTTTCGGGGTTGTGCGGGGTCGGCGCACTGATGGCGCCGATGAAGTCCGCAGCGGCTGCCGCGGCGTCGTCGCAAGGGACGAGGCCGGCGATGCGTGCCACTTCCTCCGCGGTCGCGTCGCATGTCTCGCCCGCAAGGACGAGAACCCGCCCGACGTAGCAGACCGCGCCGGGGTGCTCGGGGAGGAAGCGGCAGCGCATCAGAGGCAGTCCGTGATGGTCGCGCCGAGGTCGGCGCTGACGACGAGCTCCGCGCAGGAGTGCTGCACGTAGGGAACCCAGACGTTGCCCATCGACGGGGAAATCTCGTCCACGCCGGCCGAGAGGTAGCCGAGGTCGCCGAGGCCGCCCATGATGGACATCTCGTCGACCGCGAGGGCCGCCGTCGCGAGGGTGCGGACGCTGGCGCCATCGGCCACGGCGTCGGCGGCGAGGCAGCCGACCCACACCGTGTCGGCCCAGATTTCGGCCTCGGTGTGCGACTGGCCGAAGTTGGCGGTGTTCTTCCGGCCCTTGCCGATGTAGACCTTGACGCCGAGGGCATTCTGCAGCGCGGCCACGACGTCGGCGACGCCCATCGACAGCGACGCGGACGCGAGCCCGGCCGCCGTGCCGTAGTAGACCCCGCGCAGTTCGGCGCTGCTGCCCATCGCCACCGCCACGCTGTAGGGCAGGATGATGGCGTTCACATCGTTGCCGTGCGCGGCCTGCCGCACGGTGTCGAGGTAGCCGCGGAGGTCCGCCAACGGCTGCGCGCCGGCCGCGTTCCACTTCAGACCCGTGCCGAGCGCGGTGCACGCGGCCGTCGTCGTCCAGTTGCCGGTCGTCTGGTACAGCGTCGCGTACCGGATTTCCTCGGCGATGGCGAGCGAGTCACGCAGGATGCGCAGTTCGCGCTGAACGAGGTCGACCGGAAGCTGCGAGCGGGCGGCGCTGAGCTTCGGGATGCCGTTGCTCTTGAGGCCGTAGGGGACGCACGTGTAGGTCACGGTCGCGGGGTCCGCGGTCGTGATGGTCGGCAGCGGGGCGCCAGGGGTGGCCACGAGGGACTGCGGCGTCCCCATGCCGGTCACGTGGGTGTCGACGAACACCTTCCCGATGAAGTTCGGGTTGTCGACGCTGATGCGGGGCGTGGCGAGGCGGCCCACGAAGGACTGCACCGGCGCCGTGGTGGCCAGGAACCCCGTGTAAACGGGGTCGACCGGCCGGTAACTGGAGTAGGAAACGGGCATTGGTCAGTCCTCCGTTTAGACGATGGTGTCGATGAAGCCGTGGACGATGAGGACGCTGATCACGTCGTTCGCCGCGGCGGTGGCGCTGCTCTTCTTGCTGCCGAGGAACTTCGCGCACGGGTAGTCGCCGACCGCGTAGGGCTCGACCTCACCGTCCGACGTCACGGACAGAAGGTTGTGCGTCCCGGCCGTGATGACGCCGTTCGCAATGGCCTCGCAGACGCCCGAGATGGCCACGCGCAGCGTCTTGCCGGTGGCCACCGTTTCACGCGCAAACCCAAGGAACAGGTCGGTGGCCGCGGTCGCCTGGGCGACCGTCAGCAGGCCGCCGCTCTGGCCGGTGACCTTGAGCGCGTGGCGGTTGGTGATGGCGCCGTCCGCGATGCAGGTCAGTTCGATGCACTCGCTGGGAACGTTCATGTTCAGACCTTGCCCTCGGCGATGGCCGCACGGGCGGCGTTGAAGTCGAGGCCCTTCTCGCGGGCCAGCTTGACCGCGGCGCGGATGGCGTCGGGCGAGTCGAGGTTGACCGCCTCGGCCGTCTGCCCGTGGCCGAGCGCCACCACCGCGCGCTTCTCGGTCGAGCCGAGCACGCGGGCGCGGACCTCGGCGCTCATGGAGAGCACGTCGGCCTTGAGGGCGTCGGGGATGATGTGCCCCTTGGCCTCGAAGCCCTTGACCTCGGCGGCGACGGCCTCGGCGTGCCGGGCCTTCTCCACGGCGTCGAGACGCTGCGCGAGCGCCACGACGTCGGCCTCGGCGGCGTCGGCCTTGGCCTTGAAGGCGTCGCGCTCGGTGCGGGCGAGCATGAGCGCGTCATGCTCGGTGCGCGAGAGCGTCACCACGTCGGCCGGCGCGTTGGTGCCGGCCCCCTGATTGGACCCCATGGGGCCTCCTTTGGGGCTCTCGGCCCCGGCTGCGGCCCGTGCGAGGGCCAGTGAGTCGATGTTGTTCTGTCGCGGCGTCGGCGTCAGGCTCACGGAATGGAGCCCGCGCCCGAGCGGCTTGCCCGTCGCCGGGTCGTGCATGGTGCCGACAAGGGTCGGGCTGAAGAAGAGAAGCCCAGGGTTCGCGCCGAGCATCGCAGCGCCGGCCGCGGTGTACTCGGGGACGCCGTAGAGACCGTCGCCGGGGCGGTGCTCGAGCGCGGTTACCCGGCCATACAGAGGCACGGCCGCAGCGTCGGTTCCGCCCGCCTGCGCGCCATAGAGAGCGTGCGCGTAGTCGATGGGAATGCTGAATCCGGCGCCGGCCGCGGTGACGATGCTCGCGAGCAGTTCGTCGGTCACGTCGAGCAGGTGCGCGCCGGTATAGGCGTCGTGCAGTGGGCCGACGCGCATCAACTGCGCGACCTTGCCCCGCACCAGGCCCTCGGCGGCCGGAGCGTGCACCGGGGCCATTTCGCAGAGCACGGCCGAGAGAGGCAGCGGGCCGGGGGCGTCGACGTAGGTCGTGACTTCCTCGACGCGCACAGGTTCGGACAGGACGATGCGCCCGTCCTCGCCGCGGCTGTAGCTCATGCGGTAATAGGCGTCGTCCTCCGTGGCGCAAACCTCGCCGATGACCGTATCTCCGGTCAGGCTGTCGTGCTCGACACGAATCCATGGTTCGCTGCCCATCGGAGTGAACCCGCGCAGGCGCATGGTCACCGCGTCGCGCAACTCTTCCATGAAGTCACCGAGGCTCTGGCCGTCGGACGTGGGCAGCGTGATGCTCATGGGCTCCCCGCGGGGGTTGGCATGGGTGGGGCGGCCGAGGTCTGCGGGCGCAAGCCGAGGCCCACGCTGCGCTTCTCTTCGGGTGGGGCGAGCTCAAGCGCGGCGTGAATCTTGGCGCGCGACTCGGGGCCGATTGCCGTGATTCCGCCTGCCTGGAGCGACGCGAGGACGTTCAGATGCGTGACGAACGCCTCCGAGGCGAGCCCGTCGAAGTGCAGCCGCGGCAGGTCCGCCGCGGCGACCTCGCCGAAGCGCCACTTCACGACGCGCGGAATCAGGCCGGCGTTGACCTCCTCCGCGAGCCAATCGCACACGGCCTGCGCGCTCTGCCGCGACGCTGCTACCTGCGTCTCGCCGAGCGAGTATGAGCCGCCGCCCTCGCCGGAGCCCAAGAGCATCCACTGCATCGCGACGAGCTCGTAGATGGACCGCGAGATGTCGGCGAGTACTGCGTTGATGCGGCTGACGTCGTAGTCGGCCCCGAAGATGGACACGTCCCACCCGGGCGGCGGGACGAGATAGGCGCGGTCGCTCGATGCGTAGTCACTGAGCATCGTCGCGATGTCGTCGGCGTCTTTCACTGCCTGCGGGCCGAGGCGTGCGGCCGTCTCGGCGTCCACCTTGGCAACCGGGGTGCCGACCGCGAACCGCTGGACGCCCACGATGCGGAGTTGAGCCGCGGCGGCATGGTCAACGGCGAGGGTCGCGGCCGGGCGAAGGATGCCAATGCCGGAGAAGTCGGAGCGGGAGACGGGGCGCCACGTGAGCCGGAACAGCTGCGACGCGGGAATCTCGACGCCGCGCCCGTAGCCGGACAACGGTTGCTGCACGCACCCGGCGAGTTCTTCATCCTCGCCCATGACCCACCACGCGATGCTGGCGGGGTCGCGGTACTTCAATACCGTGTACCACTCGCCTTGGTGCTCCTCCGCGATGGTCTCCCACGCGCCGAATCCGTACTCGACGGAGCCCAGAAGCTCTCCCCACAGAGACGACCACCGCACTCCGGCGGGGCTCGCAGAGCCAATGCCGAGGCAAGCTTTGACGTGCTCGGCGTAGGCGATGGCGTTCGGCGTCGGCTCGGCGTCGCCCACCTTGCCCGGCTCGATTCGCGGCGTCGGCACGCGCATCAGGTCGCGCCACATGCCGAGGGCCACGTACACCGGGGGGCAGACGAGCGCCGACCGCATGGCGAGGATGCGGTCAGGGTGCGCCTGATACCGGCGCGCGGGCTCGTAGGCCGCGCCGTTCGTCGTCGTCGGGCCACCGATACGGCCGATGGGAGCGTCGGCCCTGCGCGAGTCGTCGCGCATGAACTTCGCCCGCAGCTTGTCGACGATGCCGAACATGGCCGCCACGCTACACGGGGCGGTGATAACTTTCAACTATCAGCGCGAGGGCTCGTGAAAGCCTGCGCCTATCGTCCGCCCCGTGACGCGAGCAGGGCCGCGGGGAGCTTGCGGGGTTGCTGCGACTGGACGATGTGCGCGGGCGGGTCGGCGACGTCGTGCCACCCAAAGCGCCTCCATCCGTAGCGAAGCGCATCGACCGCATGGTCTGACACTCCGTCCTTGTAGGGCTCCTCGACGCCTTTGGGGTCCCACCGATACGCAAGCAGGGACTTGTGCAACGACCGCTCGTCCGGCGCCATCGCCCCGGCGCGCATCATCTCCGCGGAGAACATGAGCCGGCCGCGCTCGATGGCCACCCGCATCCGATTCAAGGACCCCACGACCGAACGCCGCTCGGGAATCGTCTCGACAAGCGGGCGGATTCCGATGCCGTCCGGCTGCGACATGGCGAGCAGGTCAAGGTCAGACGAGCCCGTCTGCGCCGAGACCGAACGGCCTGCGGGGTCGGTCACGAGTTCGTCGAGCGGGATGCGCGGGTCTTTGGCGCCGCCCCACTTCGACCGGGGCACGACGTCACGGGCGATGCGGCGGCAGACTTCGCCGATGGTCACATGCCGCCCCGTGCTGTACCACTCGCGCATGACCACCCACCGGCCGCGCTCGGCATCCTCGGCAAAGAGCAGCGCGTGGGGGTTGTTGACGCCGAGGTCCATGGACAGGAGCGTGCGCGTCTTGCCCCACTCGGGCGACCAGTCGACCCACGACCCGCGGGGCTCCATCTCGCCGCGGTACTCGGGGATGATCTGGCCCTCGGGTGCGAGTTCTTCGGCGTCAATCATCGCTCGCGCTCGAGCTTCGGTCATGGACGCCCGTAACCGCGCCTCGTAGTCCGGCGCGTTGTTCGTGTTCTCGCGCGTCTTCGGGCGCCATACGACGCCGCCCACCTTCGCAGTCGCGGCGCACCACCAGGTTCCGACCGGCAGCCCTGACGTGATGACCAGCGGCGCGCACTCGCGGCCGGCGATGTCGGTCACCATGACGCGGGCGCGCTCCTGGAAGACCGTCCAATAGCGCGGGTCAACCTGCTGGCATTCGTCCGCCGCAACGAGGTGATAGTTGCCGCCCTCGACCGGCGACCCACCGAGCGCGGGGTCGCCGGGGATGTCGAGATGCCGCAACCGAACAATGGAGCCGTTCGGCAACCGCGCCTCATTGTCCGAGGGCCGCCACTCTCCACCGACCGACCGGACGAGCGGGAGGAACATCGGCAGGTGGATATCCCGCAGCGACTTCGCGCAGTCCATGCCGAGGAGGCATTCGGCGCCGGGCCTGGATGATGCGATGTAGACCACGAGCGCGCAAAGCGTGGCACTCTTGGCCGACCCCTTGCCGCCAGCCCATGCGATTGCCCCACCCTGCGGACTCAGCGCGCGCCGAGCGGCCTCCAATGACCACCGGGGCGCCTTGTCGGGCCATCGGTCAAGGGTCAGCACCGGCAGGCGGCTCCAACTTCGTCAGGGCCGCAGCGAGAACGGCCGCGGGGTCGGCTTTCTCGACCGTCACGGCCATGGAGTCTTGACGGCCCCACGACGCGCTGCGGCGACGCTCCAGCCACCATTGCGCGGCCTTGGCGTCGCCGTCCTCGGCGGCCTGGATGACGATGCGGGCCATGCGGACCTCGGCGGCGTCTCGCGCCTGCGTTGTCCGCTCCAAGAACTCCGAATATTGGCCGCCGTCAACGTCGTCGGCAGCTTGCGCTATCCAGTTGTGAACGGTCGAAGCGGCGACGCCTGCGTGCGCTGCCGCGGCTTCCCACGACACCCCAAACGATAGGGCCTCGCAGACGAGTTCCGTGACTTCCGGCGTGCATTTGGTCGGTCGACCCATAGGCAAAAGCTATCAGCCGGAGCGCAATCACGCAACCGACGAGTCCGATGCGGATTCAGCGCCGATTCTCGCCGCCCTTCGGGCGCGCACGCTCTGCCTTTTGCCTGCCGCTTTCTGGCGGCACTTTTCACTGCAAAACCGTGCATTCGCTTTGCGCGTAACGCCTACCGCACCACCGCAGTTGAAGCACTGCTTTCCTGCGTGCGCAGCCTCCCTCGCCGCAAGCAATGCGTTTCTCATCGGGGAGTATTCCGAGCCACGCCGGCACCTAAGCGAGCAAAATTTCGACTTGGCCGATCCGGGCCTGAACGCGCACTCGCACCTTGCGCACTTCAGTTCCTTGACGAAGGGGCGAATTCCGCGCTCTTGGCGCTTGTGCGCAACGCATCCAGCGGACACGCCGAGGGTTTTAGCAATCGCGGTGTCAGGCATCATCCCAAGCCCGCAATCATCCCAGTCTATGTCTCGCTTCGGTGCGTACGCCTCGATCCCTCTGGCGATCCGTTGACGTGCGACCGCCGTAGCCGACACGCCAATCTCTCGCGCAATCCTCGCGTCGGATGCGCTGCCAAGCGGGACGGAATCCCAGTCAACATCCACCGCCGAGCGCGTGACGACCACCGCCGAAAGCGCGGCCGCCATGCTCACCGACCCGTGGAACATGAAGCGCAGCGGCTCCGCGTCTTTCGCCTCGCCCATGCCGCTCGGCTTCGCCCGCTCGCTCCACTTGACGATGACCTCCGACATGCTCGGGTCATGGGCCTGCATCGCCTTGAGCACGGAGAACACGGGTCGAAAACGGCCGCCTTCGATAGCCTGCTCTGCGTCCATGCCCTTCGGAATGAAGACCGGAATCAGGACCGTTGCGACCTTGCCCTCGCCGGACTTCCGAATAGCTCGCCCGATGGCCTGCCAGATTTCGATTTCGGACGTGCGCGGGTCCGCGAACACGATGCCGTCGAGCTCCGGCACGTCGACGCCTTCGCCGAGGCATCGCGCATTGGAAAGAAGCGTCCACCCATCTGCTGAACGAAGCCGCGCCAACTCGGCCCGGCGAACGTCCATCGGCGTTCCTGCGTGAATGTGGTTAGCGTAGACGCCCTCGATTCTGTGCTCGCCGGGCAGGCTGGCGCAGACCTTGGGGAGCGCCTCGGCGAACGCCGCAGCGCGTGCTACGAGAGAGTGAAAGCTGATGACCCGGCGCAAGCCGTGCTCACGCATCGCCTTTGCGACGGCGACCACCACAGCGGCGTCCTCGACGCCCTTGTCGGACGCGAGCGCATCGGACACGCGAGGGTCATCGACTTGCACCGCCACAATCTGAAACTGCGACAGGCGCCCATCGCGGATGGCGTCGCCGAACGAGTACGTGAAGACGGGCGCCCCGAATTGCTTGGGGTCATCCATGGAAATCACGTCGTCGCCGCGGACGATGCGGGGCGTGGCCGTCCAGAACGTGCGGCGGGTCGCGCGGATTCGGCCGTTGTCCAGAAACGCGGCGCCCTGCGAGCCCTTGCCCGTGAGTCGGTGCGCCTCGTCACAGATGGCAAAGTCAAAAGGCGGCACCCCGGGCGAGTCCATCGCCTCGGCCAACTGTTCGGCGCTCTGGTAGGTGCAGAAGACCACGCACGGGCCGCCGGTGGCGAGAAAACGGGCAATCTCGCCCGGGTCCGTCGATGCGCGCGGCAGCCCGTAGTCGGCCACGCGGAAGACCTCGCGCCCGACCTTTTCGTCGGAGCACACCGCCATCGCGGGCGGCATCTGGAACATACCGGCCCACCGGCGCCATGTCTGGTCGACGAGGTTCAGTGACGGCAGCCCGACCACGATTCGCGCGGTGACCTCCCGAGTGCCGACCCCGACGCATGACCACGCGGCCGTTTCTGTTTTCCCGGTTCCGCATGCCATCGTAACGCGGCATCGGTCGGATGCGACCAGCGCGCCGGCCACGGCGTCGACTGCTGCCCTCTGGTGTGGATATGGGGTCATGGTTCTTCCGTTCGCGTACTGAGCGCCACCAACTCCGCGTCGATGCCGTCGAGCATCACCATCATCTTGTGGCGCTCGTCGGCCATGATGAGGCGGGCGCACGCCGCGGCGTCGGCCAGCGTCGCAGCGCGGACCTTGACCGGGTGCAGGCCTGGAATGCGCAGGGTCAGGTCGACGCCGGTTGCATGGTTGACGACGGTCACGGTCATTGGGGTGCGGCTTCCAGGGCGGCTAGTAATGCGTCCAACTCGGTCGCATGAATACCGCTCCACCATTCATCGTCCGCGCCGCAGCGGCCGTCAAACGTCGTCACCATCCAGTGGCATTGCGATGGCCGGTCGCCGATGTCACCGTGAACGCTCGTCACCATGCGGTCATCGCCCCATGCCAGCCGCACGACCGCGAGCACGCCGAGGCGCGTCAAGTCGTCGTCGAGGTCGGGGACGTTGTCGTGCATCCCGCCGTCAAGGGCCGGGCCGGAAACGTGGCCGGCCTTGTGGCTTCGGAATCCACCGTCGCTGCTGACGATGCGGTTCACGGATCCGGCCAACGCACACAATGGCCGGCACTCCATGCACCCGTGGACGACCATCTGCATCCCCGGCAACCACATCCACTTCGGACACGCGACCAGCCGGCACGCGATGTTCAGGCGTTCTGCGTTCATGGCGTCACCTCCGACCCGAATTTGTGCGGCCCCGGGTGCAGCGGAAGGCGCAGGCATTGCCATCCGTGCCCGTCGCGCTCAGAGCACGCGCCGCGGCCTTCGACGCGCGGCGCACACTTCAAGTCGTGCCCGAATTCGAGCGCGCAGATGAAAGACACGCCGTCGCCGACGTCCACGAGCTTCATGCACTTCGCCTTCATCGCATCCACTCCAATCCGCGAAATCCAATCGCGTCAATCTCGTCCGGCCGCACAGTGCGCCGGCCCTTCGTCGATACGTGCAGGGCCAGCATGTGCGGCGGGATTGCCCACTCTCGGCCCCACGCGCGCAGTATGATGAACGCGATCCCGCCGCAGAGTTCCACGCGGCGAAGCTCGACCCACTGCCGGGCTTGAATCGCGCCGTTCTCGCTCGCATCTCCGGTCGGGTCGATGCCGCAGTCCCACGCGCCGAGCCCTGCGTGCGTCTTAGCCTCGATGGCGATGTGAACCCCGGTTTGGGTGTGCCCGGTGAAGTCGACGCCCTGGAATCCGTCCCACGCCGCCCGGAAGATGTGCCGGCCGCGGGCATCTCGCGACACCTTGCCGAGCACCGCAATCGGCGCACCGACGCGGCGAACGTAGGCACGGCCCTGGGTTTCGAGCGTGCGGTGATAGCGGTCAAGCGCGAGCTCGAATGCCTCGCCGGTCGCGCGGGCGGTGCGTCCGGCGTGCGAGCGGGACGCGGCTGCGACGTCTGCGGCGAGGCCGGTCATGCGTCCCCCTTGCGCGCCAACCCCGCGAGGTCGTCACGCTGCACCTTCACGTAGACCCCATCGGGCGGCCCGCCCGTGAGCAGCCGGTGCGCCTCTTTGCAGGCCCACGCGACGCCGTAGGGCCATGCGTAGGCGTTATCTCTGACCTTGGCGAGCATGTCCGCGGCCTGGATTGCGGACAACGCGCCCGACTCGACCACGGCGCGCAGGGCGTCGAGCTCGGCTTGCAGGCGGGCGCACGTCGCGTCGGTGTGCTTTTCACGGTCGAGCGCGGCGGCGAGTTCAATCTCGGCGCTCTGCGCCCGAATCGACCAATCCCCCAATCGGACTTCCAACTCCATCGCCCGCGCCTTGAGCGCCCGCCACTCGTCCGCGTCGGGCGGGATGTACGGCCGGCAGAAGCGCTCGGGATGACCCGCGTCGAGCACGCAGATAAAGCCCGTCCATTCGCCGTCGACCTTCGTTCCTGGGCATCGCTTCACCACTGCACCTCCTCCTCGGGGACGAGGCGGGCGAATGGGCCGAACCTCTCGGCCTCTTCGATGACCATCGGGTCGGCGGCAAAGCTGGCATGGTCGCCAGTGCGCTTGTCGGCCGGGTCGTGGAGGCACACCGCAGCATCCTTGCCGCACAGCCACACCGCGCCGTCGACGTCCTGCAAGAAGTCTCCGGGTTTCGCGTCTGCGAGCCTCACGCCGCCACCTCCATCCGCTCCACGTTGACCGGCCCGACATACTGCCGGCCGGTGATGCTGCCCGTGAACACGCCGCGACCGGCTGGCCATCTCGAATTGTCCTTTGCCTGCGCCCGCATGGCCTCAGATGGCGCGGCAGAGCGAGAGAGTACCACGGCGCGCGCCTTCTCCTGCCGCGCCCTGAATGCAGCCTCCGCGGCCTCGCTTCGGCTCGGCTCCGGGTTGTCCACGCCGAAGTGAGCACGCACGGCGCCGCGAATCCACTCTTGGCGGTCATGCCTTGAAATCTCGTCGATGGCGATCAGCCACGAGACCGGCATCGAGATTCCAATGGTGCCATCTGCCGGCCCGCCGCGGTTGACCGGAGCCCGGGTCGCGCCGCAGATGGTCGGCAGCGGCTTTCCAGTCTGCCGCAGGTATTCGGCCGCCATCATCTCGCGGACGACAACGGCCATGGGCACGCCGCGAGAGACGGAGAGCCCGCTGACCATGTGCCGCAGTCCGGCGAGTTTGATTGTGACCTGCGAACGGCTGTCAGTCTCGTCCTTGTCCAGCTTCGCCGCTCGAGCGCGGAGTTGAGCGGATGTCCGCTGCACCAGGTCGAGCGGGCAGCCCGCAGCGAGCCATGCGCGCATCGCGACGCGGCACTGTTCGGCGATTCTGGTCTTGCCGGAACTGAGCGCGACGGCCCACTCGGCAGGAACGTAGACCAGCACTCCGCCTTTGGCCACGTTCTCGCCGGCCTTCGCGCTCCACGAGCGGTGCGCCTCGATGAGTCCCGGCATCGGGCGGCCCGACCGTTTCGCGTGCCACTCGACGGCGAGCCGAATCGCCGCGGATATGGCGAGATTCGACTCTTTGCACGCGGCGATGAATGGAATCATCAGGGCGTCGCCGCCCACGACTCTCAGTTGCATGTCTTACCCCTCCGCCGCGAGGTCGAGCGCCTCGGCGAGATTGCGCAACGCCTCCTGCACGGTCGCGCCCTGACTTGCGATGTCGGGGTCGAAAGACTGTGCGACGAACGCATCGCCGTATGCAAATACGACCACGAGGGCCGATTCGACGAACTCTATCGCCTTGTCCACTTCGGGACGTGCCATGTATCACCCCTGCCCGACGCGCTGCAGCATCGCCGCAACCCGGGCCTTCTTTGCGTTTAGCAACCGTGCACGGTCCTCGCGCACGGCCTCTTCCTGGCCTACCGGAATCGCCGTGTATTCCGTGCCGGCCGCGTCACTCTTACCGCTCAAATGGTCGCACAACGCCCGCAGTTTGTCACCCGCGCGACCGTTGAAAGTTACGAGAATCGACCCGGACTTGCCGCGCTTCGACGAGCGAAGGATGACCTCGCGCCGCTCCAGGCTGGAGAGCGCGCGGAAGAGGGACGACCGATTCACGCCGAACGTCTCGGCGAGTTCGCGCGCAGTTCCGCCGATGCTGCCGTCTTTGGCGATGGCGCGGCAGATTGCGCGCTCAAGGTCGGAAAGGCGCGCGTGCTCGACGATGGTGGCGATGGTGGTCATGTGGGCGCTCAATCAACGTGCAGGCCGCGAGAGGCGCGGCGGGTTGCGGGCTTGGGCGCAGGCTTCGGCGCGGGCTGCTCAAGGCTCGCACGGTACAGGCGGACCTCCTGCGCCAGCCGAAGCAACGCAAGGGCGCGCTCCACGCTCGGCGGCGCGGACTCAAGGTCGGACGCCGCGGCCTTGAGCATGCCGGGGATGTGCAGCGGGTCGCGGGCCGGGATGTGCTCCACGTCGACGCCGAGCATTACCGGATGGCCGGCTTGAATCGGCTGAAGCGCCTTCATCGTGATTTCGCTCATGCTGCCCCCTGCGCACGTCGCAACCCGGCGCACTGAATCTCGACGGCCTCAGCGCTGAGTGCCGTCAGTTCCGCCTGAGCCGCGTCCGTGCCGTCGATGTCACGGGCCTTGTGCGCGGCCAGCAACTTGCGACTCACTGCCACGCGCTGCCGCTGATTCTCGCGCAAGGCCGCGTTCGTCTCGTCGTCGAAGGGGAGTTCAGAATCCATCCCGGTCCCTCCATGTGTTGCGGGCGGCGTCGAATACGCAGAGCGCGGTTCCGAGCGGCCCGAGTCGGTTCTTGCGTACGATGATTTCGGCGTGCGTCGGGTCGGCGGCGTCCTCGCCGTTCATCCCCGGGCGGTACAGCATCAGCACGACGGACGCATTGTGCTCCCCGCGGCTCGACTCGCGGAGGTCGGCACTGACGGGGCGTTTGTCCGACCGCTGCCCGCCCGCACGATTGAGCTGCGCCCCGGCGATGACCACGATGCGGTGCCGCTTTGAGAGTTCGAGCAGGCCGTCCGCGACCTCGGCGACCTCCTGCTCTCGGCTGCCGTGCTTCCCGCTGGCGCGGACAAGCTGCAGGTAGTCCACGACCAGAACGCCGATGCGCTCCGGGTTGCGCTTGACGTGCCGGCGCACCTCGCGGTCAAGCAGGCCCACGGTCAAGGCAGGCGCGTCGAGGATGGAGAGCGGCCACTCGGCGATGCGATGCGTACTGCCGACAACCTGCGTCGTCTCGTCGCGGTCAAGGTCGAGCCGTTCCAACTTCCGGCCGTCCACGCGGGCGACGTTGCACACGACACGCTGCGCGATGGCCTCCGCGGGCACCTCGGCCGAGGCGTAGAGCACTGCGGCCCCGGCGATGGCGCCTTGCACCGCGGCGAAGGTGAGAAAGCCGGTTTTGCCGTGCCCCGGGGCGCCGCCGACCAGGTACAGGTGCCCCGGCCGGTAGCCGTCGACCAGGTTGTCGAGCTTGCTCAATCCGGTCCGCACGTACTGCCGTTCAATCGGCGTCGTCTGCCGGGCCTTGAAGTCGGCGAGCATGAGTTTCACGGCACCCGAGATGCGAATGGACGTCGCTCCGCTCGCCTTGTCGCCAACCGCGAGCAGGCCCTCTACGATGCCGTCCGCGACCTGTGCCGCGGCGTCGGTGTCGTCGCTGGCAGACTGGCAGGCGGCGAGCCCGGCGCGGCATGCCTCTTCAATGCCACGGAGGCGCGCGGCGGTCCGGACCCGCTTCGCATGGTGGCCGACGTCGCGCACAAACGGCGCGTTGCCCTCAAGCTCCGCAAGCCACGAAAGGGCGTCAGAGTCGATGCGCTCCGACCCGGTTTCGCGGTTCCATGCTGCGCCGCCCATGGTCGTGGCCACGGTTACGATATCGATGGGGTCGCCGCGGGCCACTAGCTGCGACATCGCGCGGAATGCCGATGCCGCCCGCGAGTTCACGAAGTCCTCGGCGCTGCAATGGTCCGAGGCAATGTCCATGGCATCCGTGCCGCCGACAAGGCAGCACGCGATGGTCAAGACCTCGGCTAGCTCAGTCCTGTTGAGTTTCATCCGAGAATCTCCGCAAACGCCGCGGCCGTCTCTTCGGCCGTTAGGGACTGCTTGGCCGGCTCCTGCGGTGTGGGTATGGGTTGCACCGCTTTCGCGCCTCCTGCGGCCTGCTGGGGCCGTTTCTGATACTCTTCCGGGGCGGCCCGCTGCATCCATCGCCCCGCGGAGATGATAATCTTACCCATGGGCATCCATTGGCCAGCCGCGGATTGCTTGGCCTGCCGCAACCCGTATTCGATTCGCGCCAGCGAGTAGCCGGCCTGGAGCCAGGATTCGAGGGTGTAGACCTCTGGGCAGACGCCGAGGATGGAGAACGCGGCGCGGGCAATCGGGAGGATTGCGTCGTGCGCCGGGTGATTCTGGATTTTCGTCTGCACTTCGTCCTGGGTGGCCTCGGCCACGGTCGGCGCCGGTGTTTCAACCGCACACACGCGCGTAACCTCCACTTCATCACCGTCTTTCTTCTCTGCTCTGCTCTGCTCTGCTCTACCGTTACTCCCGTTACGTAACGTTAGTAACGGTTCGTAACCGTTACTCGGCGTTACTGTTTCCTTCGATTGATCCTGCGCTCGCTTCCTATCCCTGAACCGCTTCTGCCGGTCGGCGTTCGTAGGGTCGCCGACGTGGCGCTCCCACTCGGGGCAGGCCCACCCGCAATCCGTCGACACGAGCAGGCCGGCCGACTTCAGCCGCTCAATCATCCCTGCGGCCTCGGCTTCGGAAAACACCTCGTCATGGTCGTCCGATGCGCGCCACGGGTCGAGGTCTGCGTCGGTCGCGAACCCGTCCCCGTCCTTCAAGCGGCAGAGAATCCAAGGCCAGATTGCGCGAGCGCGGGCCTTGCGCAATCGGGCGTCGGCGTGGGTGTCCTGATAGAGCTTCAGCCAATACGACACGATGACCCCACGCTAGAAACGTTCCCGGCTTCCCGCACGCGGCCGGTGCGCGCCATATCTCCGACGCCGAGCGAATTCCCGGCATTGTCGGCGCGGACCCCTGCCCGTCGCTGCTGACGGGTCGGGCAGAGCCTTACGGGCGAGACTTGAACCATTCACGGAGCTTCACCGGGTCGAGCCCGAGCAGTTCCGCAATGCGCTTGTTAGTCTCGACGCGCGGGACCGAGCGCCTGAACGCCCATTTGCTGATGGCGTTCGCTGTCGTCCCAAGCTCCTCGGCCAGTGCAGCCCGGTTCTTGCCGTTCGCCGCGCACCAAATCTCGATTTGTTCGTTCAGCATGCGACAACCGTAAAGAGGTCGGCGCCGCACGTCAATAGTAAAAGTGTGCTAAAAAAAGGCTACGAAACGACTTGCGCAAAGAATCTGCCCGGCGTACCTTCATCTCACAACCGGCGCACAGAGCGCCCACTGCAGAGGAGAAAGAGAGTGAAACTGAGAGAGAGCAACGACAACCTGCGGGCCGACCTGTACCGGCTTCAGGGTCGCGTGACCAGCCTCGCCCGGGTCAACCGCGAGCTCATCGCCAAGTGCCGCCGCATGGAGCGGGAGACGCAGAAGATGGCTGCCGAAGTGCTCCGCTCCGACATCCAGGCCGAGGCCGTGAGCGAGTTCCTGAGCGAGCGGGGCGCGTGCCCCGAGTGCCGTCGCGCCGTTCGCGCCGTGGCGATGATGGAGGCCGTATGAACGCTGACGCCACCTTGGGAAGCATCGAAGGCGAGCGAATCGAGCGCATCCTCGCGGGGTTGGAGCGCGCCAAGCTGCTGCTCGACGAGCGCCAGTACTACGCGCTGACCATCCTGCTGACCGGGCTCGTCGACACCGCAGTATCGTCCCTCAGCTCGCAGCAGTTCAGGGCCGGACAGGACACCATGGATCGCATCTACGGCAAGGGAGATGCGGCATGAGCGCCACCAACCCCGCAGTGCTCGAATCCAACAAGGCCGGGCGCATCGTGGCCGGCGTCGACTTCGCCCGGTACTGCGCCGCGGCCGGCGTCAACGTGTCGAGCCTGAAGGAGTTCAACCGCTCACCGCTGCACTACCGCCACGCGAAGGACAACCCGAAGCCCACATCGTCGGCCATGGCGCTCGGGACGGCAGCGCACTGTGCCACGCTGGAGCCCGAGCGGTTCGCCGACTCGTTCGCCGTGTGGACCGGAGGTCGGCGCGCGGGCAGAGAGTGGGAGATGTTCAAGGCCGACGCGGATGGCCGCGGAATGGCTGTGCTGACCGAAGACGAGCGCGACGAGGCTCTCGCCATCGCCACAGCCGTCCGCAGCTGCCCCGAGGCCATGGTGTACCTGCGCCACGGTCACGCGGAGGTGTCCATGGCCTGGCACGACGCGGAGACGGGGACGGCGTGCAAAGGCCGCGTGGACTGGCTGACCGCCATCGACGGGTGCGACGTTGTGGTCGGGCTCAAGACGACCCGCGACCTGCGGCCCAGGAAGTTCGCCGCGCAGGCGGCGGATTTGGCCTACCACTGGCAGTGGGCGTTCTACTGCGACGGTTTCCAGGCCATCACGGGGCGGCTGCCACTGATGGTGGAAATCGTGGTCGAGTCCGCCGCGCCCCACGCGGTCGCGGTCTACAGAATCCCGGAGCATGTCCTCGAGCGAGGTCGCCAGGAGTACCGGGCGGCCTTGGCGACGCTCGCCGAGTGTGAGGCGTCGGGCATCTGGCCCGGCCCGGTCGAGGGGGAGGTCGAGTTCGACCTCCCGGGGTGGGCGTACCCGGAAGACGAGTCCGAAATCATCATCGACGAGGCGGTGTGACATGAGCGACAACGACGACGACGACATCAGCGGCACTCTCGCCGCGAAATCAGACCAGCTCAACGCGGACGACCTCATCGCCGGCCCCATCGTGGTCCGCATCGAGGACGTCTCCGCGGGCGACGAAGACCAGCCGGTCATCATCACCATCTCGGGTGGCCATCAGCCGTGGAAGCCCGGCAAGACGGCGCGCAGGTGCCTCGCCGCGTGCTGGGGCGTTCACGCGCGGAAGTGGATCGGGCAGACCGTCGAACTCTACCGCGACCCGAACGTGATGTTCGGCGGCGAAAAGGTGGGCGGCATCCGGGTCCGCGCCGTGACGGGCATCGACAAGCCCGTCGACATCATGCTTGCCAAGACCCGCGGGAAGAAGGCGCCACACCGCATCGAGGTCTTGAAGCTCGCGCCGCAGCCCCGCGCCGTGCAGCAGGACGACGCGCTGCCCCCGAGCGCCGACGACTATCGCGCCAGCGTGCGCGCCGTGCTGCGCGAGATGGGCTGCGACATGGTGGGGTTTCTGGAGTTCTGCGAGGCCAAGACCGGCAAGTCCCCCGGCCCGCCCGAGACGTGGAACGAGCGCACGGCCAAGTACCTCGCGGGCAAGGTCCGCGGCGAGTGGGCGGCGGACCTGCGGACGTACCTTGCGCCGCCCCCGCCCGTGGACGACGGCAACCCCTTCGACGGAGATGCGGCATGAGTTGGATCAATCACACCATGGGGCCGCGCGTCACCATCGGCCCCGGCGACTTCAACCCGCCGGACGACTCGCGGGAATACTACGGGCCGAGCACGGAGACGGTGTGGAAGTTCGCGGGCTATCGCATCGTTGCCGACAAACTCTGCATCGTCGAGACGGCCGTGACGGTCGACACCAAGACGCGCGAGGTCGTGAAGTACGGCCGCAAGCGCAACCTGCCGATTGCGAGTTGCTTCCGTGCCGGTGCCGCGCAGTACGCGCGAAAGCATCCCCGGAGCGGCCCGAAGCTGGTGGCCTGGATGGACGCGCATTGGGGGCCTGCATGATTGGCGCCAACTTCTTGCGCGCCGTGTGCATCTTCGCCGCCGGTTTCGCCGCAGCGGTTCTCGTCGGCGCCCGCAACGGCGACCAGATGGCCGACCGGGAAATCGGGATGCTGGAGGCGTGCGACGAACTCGCGCGCTTCGACCGGGCCGACTGCATGCAGCGGCTCGACACGATGGCCTCGGCGGTGCACGCGCTCGGCGACCGCTGCGTTTTGGCGGTGCCCGAGCGGGACAATCTTCGGGTCGCGCGGATGCCGCGGGGGGTGATGCCGTGAGTGCAATCGTGTTTACTCTTTCCGAGGACGCATCGGCCCGTGTGCGGGCGTACTGCAACAAGCACGGCTCCGACTTGAACGGGATGGCCTGCGCTGCCGTGCAGTGCATGATGGACATTTTTGATGATGAAGAGGGAGGCCCGTGGCTGCCTTCTCCTGACGACACGGCGACCGGCCACGACCCGGAAGGCCCACTGCGCAACGCACCGTCGGCGGATGTTTGGGAGATGGCGATCCGCGAGGTCGACGCAGTTCGCACCATGCTTGACGAGCAGGAAAAGATTGCGCGCCAGATCCGGGAGTGCGTGGCCGAATTGCGCGCAGCCGGCATGCCGATTCGGGCCATTGCCGCCGAACTGGCTCGTCTCGCGGCGCGGCCAAGGAACGGAGACGCACCGTGAGCACCAAGAGCGAGCGAGGCAGCAAGAAGGTGCCGCCGTGGCTCCGTGGCGCAATCGCGTACCACTCGAAGACGAGGGACGAGACGGCCATGGGCTGCGATTGGGACGAGGCCGCGTTGCGGTGCTGGCGGTGCGGCCGAGACTCCAGGCTTCAGCAATGCCACATCGTTCCAAGGTCGATGGGCGGGTCTGACGAGCCGTCGAACATGGTAGCCCTCTGCTCGCGGTGCCACGACGAAGCGCCTGACGTTGCGTCTCCCGAAATGATGTGGATGTGGATCAAGTCCACGTGCGCCACTTTCCACGGCGACATCTGGCCGCAACGAGTCTTCGACGGTATGAGAAAGCAAGACATCGAATACCT